CGCCAGGAGCAGGCAGCTTGCTTTCGAGCTCACGCAGCTCCTCTTCACGCACGATATCATCTGCCAGGCTAGCAGCCTGATCACGCAGCTTTTCGTAGGAAGTCTTTTCATCCGCAGTAAGGGAACGCTGTGCTGTTTGAGCACCTGCCACCATTTCACGCATTTGTTTAATCAGGCTAGCACGTTTTTGTTTCATCTGTAAAATTTTATCCATTGTCTTAACACTCCATTTCTAAGATTTCTAATTCTCTTTTCAGGTTCTCCAGGTCAGCAAGCTGCTTCTGGTGCTCCTGTTGTTTCTGCTGTTTGCGCATTTTCTGGTACTCACGGAACGACTGAAGTTCTTCCTCGTCGATATCCTGACCATAGCTACGGCCAATACCAACATCAATATCAGCAGGTACGCTGACCACGGACGCTTCTAGCGGTGTCCACAGCCGCGCAATCTTGCAAGGGCCGGCAAAACGGCCATCAGCAGACTTTTTGCCATCTGCCACAACCTCTACATTATCAATGAGATAACCGACGGAAATTCCCTTCAGTGTGCCAGATTTTACCTTTTGGTAAATCGTTTCGGCAAAATCGTCAGAGTCAAAGCGAATTTTAGCCTTGCATCTATGCTCAGAGGTATCCAGATAAGGCTCAACGATAGCGCCAATGACCTTATCTCGGTCATGGTTATACAGAGCTACGCCTAAGTTTTCCAGGCGCGTAAGGTCGACATTCCCCGCGTCGTGCCCCAGAATTTCGTTGTAATAGGCGCCTTCACGCCAGTCATAGCGTTTTACCGGCGCTTCACTGGAAAAGCTGATATCGACGGTGCGAGCCGCATCATCAACATTGCCATCCATGCGCAAGTCGCGGAAAAACACATTGTTATTCTTATTCGGCATTCTTCTCACCCCCTTTCGGCTGCATACTCTCTATTTTGGCCAGCCAATAAGCGTTGGCCAATTCAGAGCTAATCATATTGAGCGGTGTATACGTAGTCTTGCCTCCGTCCACGTTGCCCATATTTTCTTTAGCGCGAATATCATCAGCAGTCAGGAAGCCCCATTGACGGCCAATAGCGTAAGCCTGATAACGGCTTTGCATATCGCCACGCACGAGGCCTTCCATGTTGAATTCTATTTCATAATTCTTGCGTTCCTCTCCGTTCAGGAGCTTACGCATCAGCTCCTGCTCCCAGTTTACGCATTCAGGCACAATGCTATGCTTAGCAAAGTTAATATCCTGAGATTCAATATTGCTGAACGTCGCGTGTTCCAGGTCTGCAATCATATGCGGTGGTACGCCATAGATACGGGCTATTTCATTCACGCCGTACTTTCTGCTTTCCAGAAACTGCGCTTCCTCCGGCGGCACGCTGATTTGTGCGTATTTCATGCCCTCTTCGAGCAGCATAGTTTTGCCGCTGTTCGCAGAGCCGGCATAACGCCTATCGAACTGCTTGCGTAGCCGCTCCTGCGCTTCCTCGGACAAGCGCCCCGGATGCTCCAGCACGCCGGACGGTCTGGCACCGTTTTTAAAAAATTTACAGCCATAATCCTTGATATCAAGGTTTAGTCCCATCGTTTCGGCAAATTGCCGGATAGGAGAGCGACCGCTTATTCCGTCAAAGCCAAGCCCCGGGATATGTATCATCTCATAAGCACGCAGGCGCTTTGCTGTGCCGTCGTAGAGGATAGCGTCATAGTAAAGCTCGCCCGTCTTGCGGCTGCGTTGTGGGAACACGCTGCCAGGCGTAAGCGGCCACAATGCTTTCACACGGTAGTACCGGTCGTACTCTATCCAGGCGTAAGCATTGCCCCACAGCTTTAAGCTTGCTTCCATGATTTTGCGGAATGTGTGCGAGGACATATTCATGTTAGGCTCATCATGCAGCAGATTATACAGCGGATGATCCGTCGCGCGTTCTTTGCCGTTTTTCCCCTTGCGGTACAGTACGAGCGGCATAGACGCTATTGTACGTGCGTATAGGTTGACGCAGGCATACACAGCATCAATTCCCAGTGCCCTCTCCTCAGTGACTGCTCCTCGCAGGTTAGCCAGGCTGAAATCGCCATCAGAGGCGTGCCAATTCCCGGCAGTGCCTACATTCATGCGCAAGGACAAATTCGTAAAAGGTATTCTTAGTTGCATTTTCTCACCCCCTTCCAAAACTACCACTCAGCAAAGCCTTCATCCTCATATTTCGAGCGTTGCGGCTGTGCTTTAGGCAGACGGCTAAGCGCATTTATCAGAGCTGCCACCGGATCTATACGCTGAGTGTCGTCCTTGTTCTTCTTGCTGAGCTTGATATTGCCGTTGCCGTCGGTGTAGGCGTAGGCGTTGCTTATCGCCCAGGTCAGCAGCGGGCTGCCATCATGCACAACACGGCGGCTGACAATCAGCTCACGCAGCCAGTTTGTAGGCTCGGACAGTGTGAAGGTGTTCTGGCGAACCTCTACAGGTGTCCTATCGCCTTTTTCACCCAGCTTTATCATGTAAAATGTAGCGTTGTACGGATCGAAGCAATCTTCTTCAGGCTTTTTGCCTATCCACAACGCCTGCGTATCAACATAATCGGCCACAACGTCATAATCAACAACAGCGCCTGACGTTTCTGTAACCCATTGATTGTTAATCCACGAGCGATAGGGCACGTTGTCCTTTTTCTCATGGAAGCGCACAGACTCTTCAGGGATAAAGCCATGCGCCCAGACTGCAATGCGCCCATCCGCAAGCTGGCAGCAGCCAGCGCAGGCCGTCAAGTCGATTTTCTTCGATAAATCGTAGCCAACAAGATAATCCCTGCCGGCTACCAGCTGCTTGAACTGCTCGCGAGGTACCGCAAGACTGTCCCAGGTGCGCAGCTGCTCGCTGCTTAAATATTTTTCCTCGCTGTCCTGTTGCCACAGGTTGCAGCGTTTCGTTAAAAATTCGCGCACCTTATCCGGATCGCCGCTGCCATAAGCGCGGGTGTAGTCCTCTTTGATTTCCTTCAAAAGGCCAGCGCTGTAATCATTTTCATGCTGGAGAATGGGGTTAGCCTTTACCCAGCAGGCAGGGTTCGCTGGATCGTCGCCTTCTTCCAGCTCGCGGATGCTCGCGTAATAATTTTCATTGACGATTTTGCCCTTGAGCACGTCGCAGGCGTAATCATACTCTTTTTTACAAGGATTGTTTTCCGCGTCCTTCCCGGCGGTCGAAATAATGACCATGAGCGACTGGAAGCGCTTGCCGAAGCCGGACTTTAAGACGTCCACGATTTCACTGCTGGTATGCGCGTGATATTCGTCGACGATTACCATACACGGAGCGCCTGAGTCCTTGTTTTTCGTGTCCTTTGACAGAGGACGCAGCCAGCCGCCCAGCCGCTTATGCGTGATATGCGTCTTCTTAATATCCAGACACTTAGAAATTTTGTCTGACTTCTCGCCCATGGCCTTAGCGTCGCCCCAAACGCGCCGCGCCTGCTCCCGGTCGACAGCGGCACACTCAATCTCCGGCATTGTCTCAAACTTGCGCAGCTCCGGCTGATACGGCGGATAAATCGCATCCGCGCACATGCCGTACAGAGCCACGCCGGACATTTCCGTTGACTTTACATTGCCGCGGGCGCGGAACTCGAACGCGGTCTTGAAGCGCCGCGCTCCGGTCTCCATGTGTACCCAGCCGAAAATGCAGCCAAGGTCGAAATACTGGAACGGCTGCAGCTGGATGAGCTCGCCGCTGAAAGCGCCGCGTACATGGTGGCAGTATTTTTCAAACCAGTCGAAAATCCTATCAGCACGTGTCTCATCAAAGACATAGGGAAAGCTTTCCGTTCCCTGCCGCTTCAGGTCATCAAGGTGCCGCTTGCAGGCCAAGTATTCCATACGGCAGACCTTGCGCAGGCCGTCGACGACTTCCTGAGCATACCGGTGCGTAACATACATACCTTCGTACTTCATGCCATCATCGCATCCAGTTCTTCCTTGACTTCGTCGCTCTGATTAGCACGCTTAACGGCCAGACGAGCGCGAGCGGTCGGTGTCAGGCCCAATTTTTCGGCGTAGGCAAGAGTCAGCTTGCCCAAGCGGTCGATTTCCTTGCCGCTCGGGAAATTTCGCTCCAGCTCTTCTTCCAGCAAAGCCTGGTAGCGGCAGTAATCCGCCAAAATACGATTGTCGACGTTGTCGAACAAGCTAATCTCCATGCCTTCCTTGACGACCTCTTTCCAGATTTTTAATGCCGGAGCACAGGCGCGAGTTTTTAAAAACGCTGGTACTTTCAGCTTAACTTCTTTGCGCGTCAATTTTTCGGCGGCAGCTTCCCTTGCCTTGATTTCGGCAGCTGTACGATGCTTACCAATTCCATTCTGTCGATTGAATGATATAACTTTTGCAGAAAACGCAGGTGTCGGCATATTATCACCTCCCTTGTGAATTTTAAATAATAGCAATACTGCTCATGTTTTTCATGAAAAACTTTGTGATAGGGGAAATTTTTAAACAAACGCTATCGCCACCGGTTTACCGATTTTTTCTCCCAGGGATTTGCACCCCCTACCCCTTTTTACCAAAACCGCCATCCTCACGCACAGTTTTAACGTCATGACAATGTTTGCAAAGAGCCTGATGGTTGTTTATATCCCAAAACAATCCCTTGTCGCCCTTGTGCGGTATGATATGGTCGACAACTGTAGCCGGAGCGCCGCAGATGTTGCAGAGCGGATGCCGTTCCAAGAACCAGCGTCGATATCTGCGCCACTTTGCATCGTATCCGCGCTGACAGCTGTTCAAGCGCTTTTCGTCGTAACGATAAAGCTCGCGCTGGTGGTCATTGCAATAGCCGTTAGCGTTATCAGTGAGAGCATGGCAGCCGGCCTTGCGGCATTCCTTCTTGAAGCGTGCAGGCATTATCTCACATCCTTGCATAAAAATAGGTAAAAGAGCAAAAGAAAAGCACCAGGTCAATTCCTGATGCTTGTGTGTTTCTTTTGCTTTTCTACCTACTAGCATTATATCACTTTGAAAATCAAAAAGTGTCTACGATTTGTCCAATTTTAGACACTGTCATGCATTATTTGTGAAAAATTTGTGACAGCCCTATTAAGAAGCGAATAAACAGACTGCCGGGAAGCGTATCCGAAATACTCAGCAATAGCATTGACATGCCAGCCATCAATGTATTTCATAATCAACACCTCGCGCTCCTCGCAAGCAAGAAGAGCGAAAGAGCTTTCCATGCGTTCAACCAGCCATTCAAGCTCCAGGATGCGGATGTGCTTGTTGTTTATCTGGCTAAGAACATTCACTGCATCCGGCCGCGCCGGAGACGTGTAGCCGCCTTCGTCGCCGCTAAGCTGCGCAGTGAGATTATTGCGTGGAGCAGACCGCCTTGCCAGATAATCTATATCGTTGTGCAGCTTCACTATCCGCAGCACGTAGGCCCTGTACTGCTTGATGCGCTCTATAGTCTGCTCGTTGTCCATTTTATAACCTCCCGCAGTGTCCGTTCTTGTAGGCAATGCAGCTCTTGCAGGCACGTCCATCACCTTTTTCGTCGTAATACATATCAACGTCCAGATCATCAGATACCATGAGTTTGCGCTTGCCTGCCCAGCTGTCGAGGAAGCTTTGTGCTACTTCCTTGCTGGCCGTCGCGTTCTGCATAACGCCAAAATTCCTGATGATATAACGCCCGGCCGGACAGCGTACCACCTCCAGCACGTCTGCCCCGTCATAATACTTTTTCATTCGCCTTCACCTTCTTTATGCACTCCATGCCTTTGACGGCAATGTTTCCGAATTTATCCAATACGCCGATGTATGTGATGCCCATGCTTGTGCAGCGGTGATAACCGGTGCAGGCAGTGCAGCGTTCTTCTTCGCGCATGATATCCGTCAGCTCCTCATGGTTTCTTTCCACCCAGGACGGCGAATACTTAGCCGGAAAATGTTTTTTAGCAAAAGCGTCCAGTTTCGCTTCAGCTCCTGCTGCCTTTGTGCAGGCAGCTGCTTCCTTCCAGCGTCCCTCTTTCGCCAGGGCGAACATACGCTGAAGGCGCTCATCGGCCACCTGAGTTTTAGCTGCTCTTCTCACAGGCTTAGGCTTCGGAGCAGGAGCAGGCGCTTCATCGGCAGCAATACCATTATCAGACGGCACGCGGCTGACGAACTCGTAAAGCTGCTCGACACTAGGGTACTGCTTACATTCGGCCAGCACCATGCGCACGACAGCGCACCATGTTTCCTCTTCCAGTCCTGTGAGAGCATCCAGCCAGACCTTGCACAAGGCAGAACGCGCCTTGACGCTTTTGAAATCGTCAGTGTCGACACCGTCGACAGGCCGGAACGGGATGCCCTGCTTGTCGAGCTGGTAGAACGCCTTGTATATACTTTGCTTGTTGATGCAGCTCATATTATCCCTTCTTCCCTGTAGAAATCCTGAAGCTCCTGCTCTTTACCCTTGCTGTCATTCGGCATACCGTTGAGCAGCCAGTTTTGCAGGATGCCCAGAAGATACTTGCGAGGATTTTTAATTCTCTTTTCGCTCTTTGCCGCCTTCAGCTCGTACACCGCGCGGTAAATCCAGTTTGCTCCCAAAAGCGCAGCGATAACCTTCAGGGTGTACGCGTCCTCTATGCGCAAAGCGTTCCCCTTGTCAGGAAACATCTCTGCATATCTGGCCAACGCCCGCTGGTAATCAGGATGCTGCTCAGCCTGCTCCAGAAGCTTGTTGTTTAGGTCAGTCTTGTTATATTTATTTTTTAATAATATATATATCTTGTTATGTGTTTCCAAACCTGTATCCGTTGGCGTTTCCATTGGTGTTTCCGCAGGAGCGTTATTTTGCCCCGGAACGCTTGCAGGAACAGGCTTTGCAGGTGTACCCGCAGGCGTATCCATTGGTGTTCCCTTTGGTGTTTCCGCCTGCTGATAGTAGTCCCAGCTGCAAATAGTGATGATAGTTCCGTCACGGCCCTTCTTCGTGCTGATGAAGCCCAGGCTCTCCAGGCGCAGAAGCTCCGTGGTAATTTTTTTTACTGATACGCCGCACTTTACGGCAAAAGTGCGGTAAGTTATAAATAATTGTCCCGGATTCAGAGCAACAGTTTTAGATCCGTTTATCCGCCACTGTGTAGCAGCATGACTGGCGCGTAACAGCAGGGTGATAAGTATAACCTTGCCTTCTGCGTCAGCTGTATTCCATACAAGACTGCTGAGAAGCTTACGGTGAAGCTTTATCCATCCGTCCATATTATTCACCTCATTCCGGCCAGCAGATAGCCGTTTTCGCTGCCAGGCACGCAGATAAGCAAGGGCAGTAACTTGCCGTGTGTCGTAATAGACACGTTCTCAGACGCGCAGGCAGATAATAGCTTGTTTAAGCTAAAAGCAGATACAGCGTAGGCCTCATCGTCAGAGCCGTCGAACGTCTCCACAGGGACGCTGTCAAGGCCGCTGCCTGCGACACTGGCAGACTCTATATAGAGAGCCTGTGTATCGCTGGCAAGGTTGATGCGGTTGTCGCAGTTGTTGTCAGAAACGATGCTGGCACGGCTGATCGCACCCAGCATCTTCCTTCTGTTAACGGTGATGCTCATAAGCGGCTTATGCTTTTTGAACACTTCCTCACAGTTCGGGAAG